AAAGGTCTTGAAATGTTTTTACCTAACATTTGATCGTAAACTGTTGAAGTTCCAGCAGGAACAACCACACCTTCGATATCCCCAACTAGTCCTCTAGTTGTAGCATCGTTTAAGTATTTCCAATCTGTCTTGTAAAAATCGTAAGATCCTCTACGGAATCCACTGAATCCTAAGTTAAGTGCCATGTCTTCCGAATTTTCGAATACACCATAAGATGTTCCTCCGGTTCCGTAAGAATTTTGAGCAGCTAACATATTATCAATACCCAAAGAAGTTGAACGATCTAAGAATAACATATTTTCTTCGATAGCCCCTTGCTTATCAAGCTCTCCTAAGATAGCGTCAAAATCGCTTAATCCTAAGTCTCCTCCAGTTCCAAAATCCGCGTCTGTGTAAACAAGACCTCTGTTCTCAAGAGCTGCAAAAAGTCCGTCAGAACCTGTAATTTGAGTTCCTCCTCCTAATCCAGCAGCTGGCGTAATTGCGTTAGCAGCTTTTTCAGCTTCAATCATAGACATTTCTAAGTGATCTTCAAAACGTATACGAGATTCGTGCTCAGACTTCAAGTACCACAAGTATCCAGAAGTTCCAGCTTCAGTAGTTACTTCCACCCATCCAATCTGTGCTGTATCAGATCCGCTTACTGCGTATTTGTTACGTAAAATGATTGGCTTGTTACTAAATTGTTCGAAAGCGGCATCAACAGAAGTTCCTGCGTTTGATGTACCTTTTGCATATTCAGAACCGTATACGAATACTTTCACGTTTCCAGAACCAGTAACCGTAAGGTTTCCTGCGTATCCTGCAACAGTTAAAGTAGCTACCCCGTTTCCTGCAGTTGCTACAGCTCTAACGTATGCTTTTTCAACTAATAATCCATCAGCTTTGGCTACAACTATAGTGTCTCCAGGTCCGATTAAGTTTTTACTTTTTCCTCCTACAGCTGGGATTGTAATTGAAGTTGCTGATGCTATAGTTGCATCATCATAAGCAATGTGTAAACGCCCTTGCTCAGACCATACTACTTGGTCAGATGCCATAGGCATTTCTGCTCCTACCATACGTAAGAATCCAGAGATCGTACGGTTTCCGTAACGTTCTACTTCTTTCTCATATACTTCTGGTAAGAATTGTTGTGTAAAATCCATGTCCCCAAGGGCCAGGTAGTTGTCGTTAAACAACGTTTGTGTTGGTCTAGGAGTTAAGTGCGCTAAAGCCGCTGCACTCCCAGTAAATGATCCATTTGCCATTATTTGTAAAGTTTAGTAATTATTATTTTCTTTTTTTAATTCTAAGCTTCGTAGTTGATCCATTATTCCCTGGTACAGATCTAACTTTCCACCCATTAGGTGGCTTAACATCCTCATGAGTTCCTCTAGGATTCATATCAATGTTTTTAGCTTTTTCCATACTTGTTTTCATCGCGTCCGCTTTACCTTGTTGGTAAAAGTGATTAGCAATAGCGTCAGGGTTCATGGCAGTGAATAAAGATTTATGATAACCCCTAGCGTCTGCCATTTCATTTTTATCGTTTAAGAACTTCTTAACGAAATTTGAAATGTCGCCTTGCTTGGATTTAACACCTTCTATATCATTAACATTATACCTAAATTTTTTTTCTCCAACTTCGAAATCAAAACCTTTGAATTCATTGGAAAATAGTTTTTCAGTTTTCTCGTTAAATATAGATGACTGTCTATCTCTATCTTCTGTCAACTTCTCGCTATCTTGGTTATAACGATTGAAAAATTCAACCGCCTTTTTTTGCTCTGGGTTTAACCGTGACCCAGCTTTTATTTCTTCGTAATATTTGCCTTTTAAACTTTCTAGGTGATTTTTAGCTTTTGCTAATTCTTCTTTCCTAGCTAATTTTTTTCTGCGTATATCTCTATCCTCGTCCATTTCCTCGTCAAAACTAAATTTGTCTTCCATAACAAATCCTATTTCTTCAGAGTCTAAGTGAGGCTTAGTATTTTCGTAGTACTCCCTAAGCAACTGATCCTCGTTTAAAGATGAATAATCGGTGCTTAGATTAACGTAATCTTTCAAGCTCCCCCCTGTATCATTCATAAAGTCTACAACTTTTTGAATATTTTCAGGTAGTTCAATACCAGGTTCCTGTTTTTCGATCGCCTCAACTACTTGCTTTTCAATTTCTTCAGCTTGCTCAACAACCTCTTCTTCTGTTATTTCTTGCAAGACCGGAGTTTCTGTTGTTTCAAGTTGTTCTTTTGGAACATCTTCTGGCTCTGGTTGTTTCTCCTCTTGTTCTACAACCTCAGCGTCTGCTTTGTTTAATTGTCCTAGGTCTACTTTAATTAAACCACTATCTTCTCGAGTGATAGGGGAAATTTCTTGAGGTTGAGTTTCTTCAGTGTTCTCTACCTCGGTTTTTAATTCTTCTTCCATGATAAAATATTATATAATTATTACTACTATTATTACCTAGGATCGCCAGATCCTAAGTTGAAATTACCGTTAAGTACATCGTTTCCTGATGATTCAAAGTTTTTAGGCATAGTGTCATTTTGTCTTTGGTTTATCAGCTCACTTTGTTGAGTTGCTTGTATTTTAGTTCTTTCGTCTTTTCTGTTTTCTCTTTCTGCTAGCTCTGACTTTTTACCCTGCACCTCTATACCTTTTAGTTGCATGTTCATTTGGAACTCAAGACTCATTAATTCTTTTTTAGCTTTAACTTCAGCTCGCATTTTTTCAGCATCAATCTGAGCTTTCATTTGCTCTAGTTGCATTTTTTGTTGTGTTAAAGCCTGCTGCTTTTGTATTTCAGCTTGAGCAGCGACTTGTTGAGCTTGAGCGTTAGCTTCAGACTGCGCTTGAATGTTTCGTTCTTGCATTTGCTGGTCTCTTTCTTGTTTCTCAACCCTTCTTATTTTTAAAAGCTGGTTAGCTAAGTTTATGTTTTTTATCTCTCTTATGTCTATAGCATCCGTAAGATCTATAAGCCCTGTCTGTAAAGCTGTTTGTATATTGTTTTCTAAAACCGCTTTTTCTTCTTCGTCAGGTTGTAATTCTATAAATATACCAAAATCGTATAAATATAAATCACTCATTTCTTCTAATACAGCCACGTTTTGATTTCCTATCTTATGTATAAATGCTTCCTTAGTAGGTGAATATTCGAGTATATCAGATATACGCAATGATAGATTTTCACATAAATCTTTCACTAAGAATAAAGTAGCGTCTAATATATGCCTTGTAGCTGTATTGGAATTAGCTGCTGCTAATTTCTGTACTCCTACTAAAGCTCTAGCGTCCGGTGTACTGCCGTCTCTAGCTTCATTTAATCCCGTCACATCTCTAATCATTTGCATATAATAATTATATGTAGATATTAAAGATTGTAATTTAGCTCCACCAGATCCAGACTGTAATTCTTGAATAGGCACTTTACCAGGATTCATATCTCCTTCTTGTGTAAATGATCTACCTATTACAGAACCTGTTTGGAAAAACATATTTAATGCTTCTTGCGGGTTGTAATTTGTTCCATTGCCTAAATCTACTTCAGCTAGTCCATCGGCATCTAGATAAACACCATCTGGTACCATTCTAGATAATACCTGTTGTAGTTTTAAATGAGTAAGCTGAATCATATCAGCAAAACCTGTTATACGAGAAACAATACTTTCTATACGCCCCTTGTACATTCTAGGGGCAACAATACTATAGTTCATTTTAACTTTAGTATAATCACTCTTAGGGCGTATCATATTAGTAGCTATTTCCCACTTTAATGTTTTACCACCTAAAACTTTTACTCCTTCATACAATACCTCTAGTGACCTAGATAATTTTTGTATACCGTATTCAACATATAATTCCTCAGGCGGATTAAACTGGTCGTCTTTTGGTATAAGTTTTGCAGCTCCTGTAGCAGACTCTTTTACCTTGTAAACTTCGTTAGCATAAGTCTTATAATTATAATACAGTATTTGCACAGTATTAGAATCATCCTCATCATAATTAGTCAAAGTTCTATCATAAAATCCATTGTTTTGGTAAGATTGATTCGATATTTCTTTTAAGTCATCATTAGTAAGCCAAGGAAATTCTTTCTTTAATTCATTTATATGTACGCTTTTTACTTCACCAACATAATATATATCGTCAAAATAAGGTGATTCCGTATATGACCAAACTAAATTAACAGGATCTACGTATTCAACGGTAGCTCCTTCTGCTTTGCTAAATCCGTTTTTAACTGCAGCAATACCTATAGTAGCTAAGTCATAAGTGCATCTTTTCTTAGTTAAGTCATATTTATTACCTTCTAGTAAAGTGTTTATAGCTTGCTCCTCAGCAAGTTCCACCTCTTGCTTATAAGACAGCTGCATGTGCAGGTTAAGTTCTTCTTTGTTTTTCGGCAAATCGTCTGGATTGTTTTCAAATAAATTAACACCAAATTCAGCCTCTACATATTCGCCAAGCTCTTTTGTTTGCATATCCCTAAGTATAGATTCCATGTACTTAGTTCTTTTATCTACCCCATAAGGATCTTGAGAATAAGCTTTAACATCAAACATTCTTTCTGATATGCCATTAACTAATATATCTACAAACTTAGGTATTATAGGCACGGGCTTCCAATCTAAATTAAGATAAGATAAGTCTCCGTTTATTGACAACTCATCTTTGTATTTTTGCACCCCCTGCTCTCCTCTTGCATATAATCTTAAATTATGAAAAGTGTTTTGATTGCTTTTAAAACGACCAATGCCGTTATCTGAACGAAACCACTCATTCTCTATGGCTCTGCCTACTCTAGTTCCATAGTCTAAACTCATCTTTTCAGAATCGCTAGCTATTTGGCTCGGAAAATAACTTGTTATAACTGACTCAGCCATATTTTTATTTTTCTATTAATTTCGAAACACTTCCAGCATTGGAGTATCTACTTATTTTTAAATTTAGTTTTTGCTTTTGTCTTTCAGCAGCAGGGTTATACAAATGTCTATTAACCGCCATTATGGCTAGACCAGAACTTATAGCCGCATCAAATTTAGTCCTGTTGTTTATATCAAATTTAGCCCAATCGTTTAGGGTAGTATTAAAATACATGCTCCCATATTCTCCGTCTTCTTTTAATCCAACATATTTGTCTATATAAGATTCAATTGCAGCAGCATGCGCTTGCTTTATATCTTCACTTGAGTTTGGTATTCCTCCAATTTCTTTTTCTGTTTTGGATAACTTGTTCCATAATTTATCCGGTCTGTTCATCGAATAACCTCTATACCCTCTCCGCTTTAAATAGTAAAGTAATCTAGGTTTATTATTCTCACATAATAAAGGCATGCCATAAAATACTAATGCCATGAGCACGTCTTCAAAAAACATCTCAGCTGTTTGAGGTCTAGCTAAGTATTCAAGAAAAAAGGTATTAGGGGGAGCGTCTTCCATGGAAAATTTGGTAAGTCCATGAAGAGCACCTTTAGATCCTCTACCATCTGTTGTGCCACTAATATCATAACTATCACAGCCAAAAGCACCAATGTGATCATTGCCTGGCGACTTAAGACCATTCTTAACATATTGTTTGTTTTGTAAATTCAATCCGGGTACCCAAGAAATATTAAATCTTCCTTGTGGATTAGGAGTAAACTTAACTTTACTATCTTTTATACCGTTCTCCCAACTAAAGCTTCCGCGAGTTAATACTCCGGAATGTTTTAAGTCTTCGTTGTAATCTATTTGCTCGTATATTTTTACTAAATTATATAAGCTGTTTTGTGTTTCGTCTCTAAAGGCATGTTCTGTTGTGCGTGGAAATTGCCTGTAGTGTTCGTTTAAGCCATCCTGGTCGCCTTTTAATCCCTCTGCTTCATTATTCCAGTGCTCAATAACTCCGAGCTCAATAGGGTCACCGTATGGATCTTCTAAAGGTTTTTCCGGAGTATCGAATACGGGCATTCCGTATTTATCGATGAATCCTTCATAATTCCATTCCATAGGAATGAACAAACTATACAGTCCGGATTTTGTTTGACCATTTTTGTTTCTTTTGTTTATATCCGATGCTTGATATAATTTTTTAAAATTGCTACCCCCTTTGTCTAATGCATTTGAAGTAGACCCCATCATACATTTACCGATGATTCTGCTACCCAATCGTAAACAGGTTTTTGTTACTCCCCAGTTATTAAGTATGTTATTAGGTCTTTCCCATTTACCTGATTCGTCATGTACTAAAAGTTTTAGCTTTTCACCATCATAACTGTTGTCTCCAGTGTTTTTAAAATCTATCGTCGTATCTAGACCTTCTAATATTATTTGCTCAGAGTCAGTGTTTTGTATAGATCTTTTTGTTAATCTAGAAGCCGGGACTCTATAAGCTAGCTCTTGCTTTGGTCGATCCATACCGTCCTGGATCGGTTTAAAGAAAAACGGATAGTTGATAGATATGGGTACAACTTTGTCCGTAAACATCTTTTTCGCATCAGCTCCTGATTTTGATAATATACCAAACCTGGAATCGCTAGACACCGTAGCTTGATTAATCGTTTCTCCCGACGCCATGAATGAAAATCCGGAACGTCTATTTTTAAGGTAGCAAATACCATAACAACGTGTATCTGCCTTACACGCTTCCCAGAATATATAGAATAATCTGTTTGATTCACGAAAGTCCGGTAACCCCACGTCGATTTTTGACCACTGCAAATACATGTAGTGAGTGCCAGTAATATAAGTAGGAACGTTGTCGTTAAGAAACCAGTACCCATTTTCTCTTCTTTCAAATTGCTCATCTATATATGGTTCCCATTTTTCTTTAAAGCTATCCGGATAGTCTTTCCATTCGAATATACTTTGTATTCTTTTAAGCTCTTTAGGATACTCCTCTGGCTTCCATAAATTGTTTCCTTTGACTAATTTCTTTGGGGCCTTAGGCAAGGCTATTTTTAAACCTTGTATATTATATATTTCTCCTATTTGGCCGGTATTACTAATAACGATTATATCATTATCTTTGTCGTACCCATATTTCCAGTTTTTTAAACTATTACGTTTAGATAACACATTGCCCTTTACGGGCGTTATAATTGAGTAAAGATCTTGCTGATACATTATTTAGCTCTCCTTTCTGCAAAACCTTTGTAAGTTTTCTCTTTGGTTTCTTCCTTGGGCTTTTCGTTCAGTATATCTTCCTCCGCTTGTATTCTGTTCAAGATTTCAAATGCATCAAATATAGCTAGTTTTTTTGTAGCTGCTGCATTTTTAAGCCGATCAGCAGATATATCATCATCTGAATCCACAATAGCTTCTTTAGCTACTTTTATTAGTTCTTCAACCGCTTTGTGCCCAGCCTGGATTATACTCTTCTTCGTTTCCTTTATATTCATATTTGATTGTAATTTGATTGGTAGGAACTCGATACATTTTTTTTCCGTTTATGACAAATTCATATTCAGCTCCTGGTCTAAAACCTACAAGATCGTCGGTATTTAAAAAATCCAAAGCTGGATCCTTAAATCTTAGTATTCCAATTCCTTCTTTTTCAACATTAATTGAAAACATTTCTGTTTCTTTTATAGGTTGAATAAAATTAAAACCGCTACAGGCTAACCATTTTTTATTTCGCTTATATGCGAATATTTGGTTAGGCTGCACAAAGTATTTATCTTCTTCGTAAAAACTTCTGGAGTTTTTTTCTTGTCCTCTTATATCGCGGAATCTTCTGAATACATTGTGATGTATTATTATAAGATCTCCTTTGCGTATTTTAGTGTCATTAAAATAAGGCTCTGAAATGACCAGTCCTATTCTTGACACGTATGAATGATTCTGTAATTCAGTATTTAATATAAATTCTGTACCGTCTATATTTAACTTGTTTTTGTAGCGACCCTCAAATGGTGTTACAACAAAATCGGTGTAACCTTTCATTAATACTCTAAATTATATTCTATTGCTATTGCCATATTCTTATTAAAATCTTTCCACGGCAAA